TTGTCACCTGTCGTATTTGCTGTTAGAGCATCTTTACCAACTGCTGTTAAAGAAGTACCAGTTGTGGTTGCCGATAAGGCAGCATAACCTACCGCTACATTGTTTGATGATCCTGTTGTTGCATCTAATGCTGCATCACCGATTGCAACATTATTGTTAGCTGTAGTTATTGCGCCACCAGCGTTTTTACCTAATAAAGTATTTGATGCACCTGTAGTTATTGCATCACCAGCTAGTGAGCCAACAGCAGTGTTGTCTGATGCTGTGGTGCTTGACTGTAAAGCATCTTTACCAATTGCCGTGTTGTCATCTCCTGTGCTATTAGACTCTAGTGATCCCATTCCAACCGCAGTGTTGGATGAGCCTGTGCTATTTGCATTTAATGAAGTACGACCCACACCAGTATTTGCTGTGCCTGTAGTATTTGTTGTTAAAGCCTCATAACCGATTGCAGTGTTGTTATTCGCAGTCGTATTTGCGTCTAAAGCATAAGCACCGACAGCTACATTTGAATGTCCTGTGGTGTTTGCCTTCATAGAGTCCATACCAACTGCTGTGTTATTGTCTGCTGTCGTATTTGCTAATAGAGCAGACTCACCCACAGCCGTATTTCCTGCACCTGTGGTATTCGTTTCCATTGCATCAGAACCAATCGCAGTATTGTTGGCTGCTGTGGTGTTTGCTACTAAAGCATTCTTACCCATAGCGGTATTCGATGCTCCTGTTGTGTTAGCTGTTAAAGCAGCAAAACCTATGGCTGTATTATTATCACCAGTTGTCAAGGCTTCAAAAACATCAACACCTACACCTGTATTATAATTTGCAGCATCTATTGTTCCTGTAGTAGCATCTCCAATCATAATTGAAGAAGTACCAAAAGTTTTAGCATCTGATAAATCGTTTATTGCATTAGCTCCACCACTAGCAGGAGTTTCCCAAGCTACTCCACTTCCTGTTGAAGTCAGCACTTGTCCGTCAGAACCTTGTGCGCCACCAACTGTTAGGTTGTCTGTTTCTAGTGTTCCATCAATATCTACGTCACCGCTTATGTCTAATGTAGCTGCATCTAACTCACCTGTAATGGTTAAGTTTCTTATACCTGTGTAATCTTTATTGGAATCAAGTATAACTGCTTTAGAGGCTATTGCTGTACCGACAGCCGTTGAGCCTAAATCTAACGCATTTATTTCACCAACAACAACTGTTGCTCCGTCTAGGATATTTAGTTCTGCTGCAGTACTTGTAACACCGTCTAGGATGTTTAACTCTGCTGCAGTACTTGTAACATTTGTACCACCTATATCAAGCGTAGTCATTGATACTTCGCCTGCTACTGTTAATACACCATCAGCAAGAGTCATTAAATCTGTATCTGATGTATGTCCTATAGTTGTACCATTAACTATTACATTATCAACTGTAAGAGTTGTAAGCGTTCCAAGACTTGTAATATTTGATTGTGCTGCTCCTGTTACTGTAGCTGCTGTACCACTTGTATTACCTGTTACATTACCTGTTAAATTACCTGTAAATGAAGTAGATGTTAATACTCCTGTGCTAGGATTATAAGTAAGTCCTGTATCAGATTCTGCTCCTTGTGATCCTGTAGCTCCATCTACAAATATTGGATATACAGTTTCGTCTGTGCTGTTATTTGCAGAGACTGTAATATTATCAGCAGTTCCTGTAGTGTCTTGGTTAAGTGTACCGATTGCAAAGTCTAAAGTGTTGTCTCCATCTTCGTAAGTAACAGTAATACCAGTTTCAGTATTAGAACTAACCATAGCTCCAACAGTATCGCTGATTGTTTCTGCTAGTGTAGTTCCACCGATTGTAATAGCATCGGCTTCCAATGTTCCATCAATATCAGCATCTCCACTAATATCAAGTGTAGCTGCATCCAATTCACCACTAATCGTTATGTTTCTACCACCAGTAATGTCTTTATTAGCATCTGTTATAATTGCTTTACTTGCTATAACTGTGCCATTTGTTATGCCATCTATAAGATTAATGTCTGCAGCACTTGCAGTTACTCCGTCAAGTATGTTAAGTTCTGCAACTGTTGAAGTAATACCATCAAGAGCATTTATCTCTGCTGCTGTTGCGGTAACACCATCAAGAATGTTTAATTCTGCAGCAGTTGATGTAACTCCATCAAGAATGTTTAATTCTGCTGCTGTAGCTGTAACTGCAGTTCCATTAATTGATAAAGCATCTGTTTCTAATGTACCATCTATATCTGCATCACCTGATACATCCAATGAGCCTGCATCAAGTTCGCCTGTAAGTGTAATGTTTCTAAAAGAAGCTGCATCTTTATTTGAATCTACGACTACTGCTTTAGAAGCTGCAACAGTTCCTGCTGTAATTCCGTCAAGCATTTCTAGTTCAGCTTCTGTTAATTCTGCACCTGAACCTAATGTAAGTGTTCCTGTTACTGTAAGATTATCGTTTACTGTTACTTCAGAAGTTGTGTGACCTATTGAAACTGGAACACCAGAAGTTGCAGTACCAATAGTGATACCGTTAGAAGTATTAGAGTTGTCTATATTTAATGATGTTGTTGCATCTAGTGAAATAGTTGTTCCGTCTACTGCAAGTGTTCCGTCTATGTCTGTATTGTCTAAGTTAGAAGTTCCATCAACATCTATATCTCCTGCAACATCTAGACCTGCAGCACCTGCTAATACTAAATCATCAGCAGAAGCATCCCATAACATGTAAGCACTAGCTGTATCACCAAAGAATTTAACATCGTAACCAGTATCATCTACACCAACAGTTATAGTATTATCTACTTGAATAGCACCATCAAGATTAGTTGCTCCTGAAACTGTTAATAAATCTGTGGTAATTGTACCATCAAAATAAGCATCTTTAAATTCTAAAGAACTTGTTCCTAAATCAATATCGTTATCTGTAACTGGAACAATAGCTCCGTCTTGTATTCTAATCTGCTCAACTGCAGCACTAGAAACTTCTACAAATACTCCCCAACGATTATTTGTGCTATCTACAACAATCTTATTAAGAAAATCTAAATCACCAATAGTATGTATATTACCACCATGTCCTGCTGTACCATCGTGTCTGTGGCCTGTGCTTGAAGCACTGCTAGAACTGTATGTAAATGCATTTACTAATTGATTGTATTCATTGTTAAACAATGCAGCAGTAATGGTATCTCCATCACTAAACGTACTTTGTCTTGTATAACTTTGTGCCATGTTTTAATCTCTCCCTGAAGGTACGTAATCTATATATATTCCATTTACTGTATAAGGTGAATTTTGATTATCGCTAAATATTCTAAAATAATTACTTTTTCCACTGCCCTCTACTGATTGTCTAGTTATTGGATCTGTTGCTGCTCCAAACTTATGACCTGCTGTAGAACCAAAAACTGCTGTTCCAAACAACGAAGGTTTTGGTATTGATAATGAATAATCTGTAGGCTGTGGACTATCCAGATCATCAAAATTATATCTTATTCTTAAACTTGTATCAACTTCTCCTTCTGGAGTTATAGAAACTTTTACGTATTTTAAAGTTTTTAAAGTTCCTAAGTCTCCATAATCAATGTCTGGTGTCTGATATTTAGCTATAATATTTGTTGCTGTTCCACCAGAATCTAAAAAACTGTCTCCTGTATCGTGATTATATACTTTTCCATTGTAATCACCATGATAATATTTTTCAACACCGCTTGAGTTAAATCCTGAAACTGCTGCAGCACTCGCATCTATTCCAACTGTTTCAGACCACTGAAATTGTGTTCCTTGTTGCGTTGTCTTTAGAGTTCCTATTATTCCTCTTGAAGAACCACCAGTAGAAGAATCTCCATAATATAAACGATATTGTGCCTTATCTCGTATAACAATACTGCTTACATTATAGCTTCCAATATTATCTGCAATGTTTTTCATTACAGGTTGTATAGCTTTAGTAACTGTACTTAACTCAACGTCACCAATTCTTGCTGTACCTGCTAGTGTTCTTATACCATCAGGCGCTAAAAATACTAAGTCACCACCAATCTCTTGAATGCTTCTTCCGTCTAAACAACCTATATTTTGTGTAATTGGCTGTACTGCAATACTTGCCGATATGTTTATATTTACTAATTTATAAATACTGTTTTTACAAAATATAATTAGATCATCACGAAAAGATCTTAATCCAACTACTTGATCGTCTAATACTATACTTCCTGAACCGCTTGTTGTAAAATCATCTATGTCATCTGTTCCACTATAAAAAATAGTGTTTGGCGCTGTTGCTGCACCTGCTACAACTAAGTGCCTATCGTGTATCGTACAAAACTTAGGATAATGTGTTCCGCTTACTGTTATTTCTTTTGCGTAGTAAGTTCGATCACTTAATGCACCAGTTCCTGTCATTTTAAAGTAAAAAGGTTTTACACCTGATCCTTCATCGGTAATTATAACTTCTCCATAAGTTGTATCACCTTCATAAGTTGCAAAATGTGCAAGACTTTGTGAAGTTCTAGCTGAAGCACTACGACCTGTAAAAGTACTATAGTTATCTCCACTACCAGAAACACTTGCTCTATTTATTTGCAACCAACTTGTTCCGTCTAAACTAAAATATATATTAGTACTTGAACAAGCTATAACTCCATCAGCGTAAACATGAAGACCTAATATATCGTCTTCACTGCTTGGATTTGCTGCGCTTCCTCCTCCAAAAGCTGAAAAACCATTTACTCGTCTATATCCTCCAGCAATATCAACTTCAAAGTTTTCTAACAATGTAGCAGAACCAGGAGTTCTTAACATTTCAAAAGAACTTGAAGACTTATCTAATCCTCCACTACAAGCTAATGCAAAAGGTTGAGAAGCAGTCATTATATTTGATCCGTTGACATATACTTAGGCGCAGGATTCATTAAATTAGATCTCATTTTTCTTAATCCTTTTTTATAATCGTCTAATGCAAAAGCTGCTGCCTGTGGATTGTCTTTAAATTGATGCATATAATATCTAGCTCTTGCTAATAATACTGAACTATACATGTCAGGAAATACTATTGTATCTCCGTGTGCATCTAGTGCTGTAGGTAAATCCCAAGCAAAAAACCACACTCTATAAACTTTGTCAGGTATTGGACTTAATCCAAATTTTCTACCGTCTTTACTTCTTATAACAACTTTAGGTTCACCATATGTTTGAGTATCTGCATCGTCTATATTTTCAGATTCTCTATAATGGTCTTTCCATTCTTCTAATGTTACAAAAGATAAATTTTTACTTGTATAAGGTGTTGATGCACCACTAACTCCAATAGTTGTTAAATAAAAATCATTCCAATCTATTGCACCATAATCAGTTGTAACTGAACTTGATGCTGCTTTTAATTCGTACCACCTTGTTCCTGCTGTTGTTTCAACATACACATTTCCATAAAAAGGATCTGTATCTCCGCTTTCTCCTGTAGCAAGAAAAGACCATCTAGGTTCAGCGCTTACTATATCATTATAAGCCCTATTAACACAATCTTTAACGTGGGCCTGAATTCCTAAAGCACTGCTAAAATTAGAAGAAGTTAAAACAACTTCGTTTGATTCTCTTAGTAACTCATTCGTTAATTGTAAATAAGTAGTTGCCATTATTTTTTATGAACCTTTTGTATTGCAAAATTTGCTTGTTTGCTCGCTCCTTTATGAGGTTTATATCCTCCTTTTGGATCTTTCATTAATTTATAAGACTTACCAGATTTCATCCAGTGGTATCCTTTTGGTGCTTTAACTTTCATATTACTTCATTGTGTTCATGCCAACTTTGGCAGTACACTTTTCAACTTTATCTTCTATGCTTGTATATTGAACAACTCCTCCGTCACCATAAGCCATTCTTTTAGGAGTTCCTTTATTCATTTTTTTTCTTTTATCTTTATCTTTACTATAGTACATGTTTATCCTTTTTGTCTGTTATAATTCTTTTGGGTTTTTCCAAAAATCCTGTCAAAATTCTTATTGTATGTTTTTCTTTCTTGAGCAGTCATTCTATTGCCTGCACTTACTAATTTTCTATTGCCTTTTTTCTTATTCTTTAAAATAATAGGTCTTGCATCTGTTGATATTTGTGGCATTTTTTTCCTTTTTTTTGAGTATGGGGAAGGAACTTATAATATGTCCTTCCCACACACCTTTATTGCTTTAATTAACGATTAGTCAATTGCATAGAAAGCAGATACTAAAGCTTCGCTACGAAGTACATCAGCGCCATAGACGTGAAGACCTCTAACGATGTCACCAAAACTGTCAGGATCACGAAGAACCTCAGTTTGTGTAATAGCTTGTGCAGTAGCGCAGGCAGAAATATGTCCAGCTATACATTTACCACTAGCTGTAGAAGCAGCAGCAATGTTATTAGACTTGTACATATCAAAACCACGCAGCTTTCCACTTGATACTAGTCCATTACGGATAGAACCTTGCCCTGCATTGAAGTCGACTGACATTAATTTTGAACCAGACTGAGACAGTTGCTCATACCACGAAGGAGGAGCGACAAACCATCTTCCTTCTTCAGGAATGTTTTGCTCGTCTAACAATCTAGCCATAAATGCCATTACATCAAGAGGATCAGTTCCAGTACCATCAGAACCAGTAAGGTCGATAGAGTTAGAACCGCCTTGATGTTGCCCCATTGTTTGAGTAGCAGCAGAAGCGTCTGCACCTAATACGTGATCAGGTGAAGAAGTTGAGACACCACTAAACAATTCAGCAATAACACCTTCATCAAAAGCATCTTTAAGAGCGTAAGCTGCAGAAGAGGATGCGACCTCTTTGAAGTTTACGTGAGACATAGATTTCTCAATGTCATCTACTTTGAATTTAAAAGCGTTAGCGACATCAACAGTAAGGGTTTCTTCCATGTCAGTAAGTTTGGTCTGAGTAACATCTGCACCTCTTTCATACTGATAAACAGTAATCTCAGGTTCTTTGATAATACGTACAGTATCTCCGTAAGCTGTAATTTCACCTGCATAATCAGTGTTAGTGATTGCTTCTGCTACTGAGGCTTTTCTAAAAAAGTTAAGTACCTTCTTGGAATAAACCTTAGGCATGAAGAATGCATTAGTTTGTCCAGTTACGGAGTTCGCAAAGTTACCATTAGTATCAGTCGATTGCTCAAATAAAGCGTCCGATTGATTATAAGCCATTTTAAGTCACCTTTAAATGTTAATAGTTATACTTTAACCACGAACCCTACCTTCTTCAAGAGCTTTATCGATCTCTGCTTCGAGCCGATCAAACTCATCCATAGGTAGTGCTGCGATCTCCTCTTGAGTCCAAATTTTCGGTTCTGCTGTAGCATCTATCGTTGTAGTCTTTGTAGATACCATGTCCGCAGCCGTTGAGCTTGAACTCTTAGACTTCTTTTGAGTCTGTGTTTTCTCATTAGAAGCTAATCCCATGTCCTGTTTAAATAAATCAATTGCTCGACTTGCTAAACTAACATTGTTAGGATTATTATAAACCCATGCTTGAATATCTTCTGGTTGAGTCTTGGCCCAATTGTGAAATTCATCACTATCTCGAAGTTCTGAAAAATCAGGATGCTTATTATAAAGCTCTGACTCTGCTTCTCTTCTTAGGGCTGCTGCTTCTCTTTCTTGTAAAGCTGCAATCTTAGAATTTAATTCTTCGACTTTGGCTTCACTTTGTAAGTGTGAAACAGTTTCAACCACATCATAAACATCAGGATATTGTGCTTTAAATTGTTCAAGTTCTTCGACAGTTTTTGGAGCTTTGTACTCAGGTCGTGAAGCGGTTGCTTCTTGAATAAGTTCTTGCTCTCTGCTTCTAAACTCATTAAGCTTACTATCGTAATGCTTTTTCAAGTCATCGTACCTTTTTTTATAGTTAGGCTGTGAATAAGGTTTAGTTTTTTCTACTGGTTGTTCTTCTACTTGTTGATCACCTTCTTCAACTTTTTTAGTTTCTCTAGGTTCAACAAATAAACTGTCAGCAGATAAACCTGCTTTAGGCATAACATCTTCCGTATGCCATGATTTTCTCATGTTGTACGGATTAGGTACTGGTTCATTTTGTGCTTCTTCTGTAGAAGCTACATTTTCATTTTCAGTCATTTTTACTCTCCTTCCTTTGTGCTTACTCTACCGAAGGTGGCTTATTCCAAGAACGTCTTCTTTATAAGTGCTTTCCCAAGTAAGGTGGCATCAAAAGGTATTTTACTTTTTTAAAATGTAGAGGGCTGTCTGACTAGGACAGGTGGCTCTACGGTTAATTAGGAGACGAATAGTGAATTACGAGGATTCAAAGCAATCATAGATTCGCTCACTTTTTTATCAGCTAAAGACTTAGGCATTAAACTACCTTGTCGTTCTTTAGGCTGAACAGAACGAACTATTTCTTCGTCTTCTTCTTCCTCTACGTTTACATATCCGCCAACCTGCATTGTTCGTCTCATTTCTTCATCAGCTTCCATTTCGGCTACTTCCATCAAACCTTGTAGGTTATCAGGACCAATTTGGTTAGCTGCTTTAGAAGTCATAACGAACTCTCCATCCGATAACCTTGCAGGTATCGAATCTGATACTCCAGATCCTGGTCCTTCAACAGGGCCAGCACCTGAAAATTCTGAAGCTGTTTCAATTACTTTATCAAAAATTACACTTAACATCTCATCTTCGTTAAGTTTTTCAAATAAATAATCTTCTTCTTCTTGACTTAGTGATTCATTTATCACAAAGTCCATATAATCTTCTTCCATTTCTTCATCAGGCAACATTTCAGGCATAGGCTCTTCTTGCATTGGCATTTCTTCTTGTTCTTCCATCATCATAAGATCGCCCATCTGATCTTCTACTTCACCGCCTTCTTGTTTTTGTTGTCTTTGTGCCTCTTCTGCTAACTGATTAAATCTGTTTCTAACATCTTCTTCAGTAAACTGTTTAGCAAAAGAACCAGTTCTTGAAGCGTTTTTGTAAATCTGAGTAATAGCATTGTCTATCATGTCTTGTGGAGCGCCAATATAGTTTTTTAAACTTTTATCTACGTTTTCTCCTAGTTTTAGCTCATATTCTGTATATCCGTCTTCGGTTCTAGGTTGTAATTGTCCTTCAATAACTTCTTTTCCTGTTGCTTTTTTAATTCTAGGCTGATACATAAAAGAAGGATCGTATCCAAAATCTAAAGGATTTTTTGCTTCTGTTTTACCTACGTTTTTATACAAGCTAGGAAGAATATTACTTATAATACTTTTTATTCCTGTAGCCATTTATTTCTCCTCTTCTTTTCTACTTGTAGCTTCAGCCACTTGTTCCTTCAACTGCTCTAATTGTGCCAGAGAATTGATCTTCCCCTGACTGCGGTACATTTCCAATTCCGATGTTGCCACCACCAGTGCCTGTAACTCCAACGTCTTGCGGTTGTTGAGGTGTTCCAGCAGGGCTTCCCATAGGATTCGGTTGTTCACCAACGGCAGCAGTTTCGTTGCCAGTGTTTTGTCCAACATTTTGCATTCCTATAATTTGTGCCATAATAGCTGCTTCCTCTGGATCATTGAGTATTTCTTCAGGATCAAGATCCAAACTATAGGCTAGTTCACTTACTAATTTAGAAATCTTAACAAATGGTGCAACAGCAGGGCTTTGTGCAGTTTGTAAGAACATTGTCAACCTTTGGCTTCTTACTTCTTTTTGCATCAAGCTATTTGTTCCCATAGCATTAACTTCTAAATCTCCTTCGATTCCTAATTTACCTTCCATAAATTGCATATTCCATTGAAAGTATGCTTCACCTAAAGGTTTTAATAAGAAATCATCTAAATTCTTTACAACTGTTTTAATGTTTAGACTAGCTGCACCTAGTAGCATTGACATACCAGAAGCAGTTCTTGTCATGCTTTGTACACCTGTTTGTCCGTGTGAATAACTAGGAATACCTGTCTGCTCATCTGCCAACTGTCTAAATTTGTCAAACATCATCATGTTTTCTGTTGATGTATTAGGAAATTTTAAACCGTGTACTGCTTGTCCTGGCATTCCTGCTTGTCTGCGGAATATTTTTCCAGGATATATTTCCATTGACTGACCGCCTACAAGTGCTGATTCGTCTACATCAAACACCAAAGAGCCTGCTAAAGCTAGATTGTCAATTGCCATACGAGCATGGCCATTCATAATCTGTTGAGCATCATCCATATTTTCTGCTACACCAATACCAAAGAAACTATAAGGATTTCTTTCAAAAGGAAAAGCATGATACGGAAGTCTGTGTGGTGTAAAAGGATTAATTACAACCCTAAGAAGTTGACCATTACAAACCCAAGCATTAATTTGTACTTCGTCTAAATCATCTATGCTATCAGGAACATCGACACCTGCTTCTCGCATATACTCGGCATCCATTATTCCCCAATACTCAAGAACCTCATATTTATCTGATCCGTATGATTTGTCTTGTTCATCATCACGAAGTTGAGTATCGTAATACTTGTCTTCATAGTTAGCGCCTAACATAAGTGCTTCTCTGATAGCGTCTTTATCAAAATAAGGCATTTTGCGCAAAGCACGAAGCTGACTTTTGTTTAATTTGTGTCTATGAAGAACATATTCACATTCTTCTATGTTTGTTGCTGAAGGATCAGGAAAGAAATCCCAAACACTTACAAATTCTATTCTAGGTACTCTAACATCTACAGGAGCGTAAGTCCTTTCTCCATCTTCTCCTTCATCCCAACGACTAAGAGTTTTATTAAAATTAAATGGTCCTTTAACAATTCCTGTTCCTAATAGAGCAGCTTCTAATAAAGCATTTCTTATTTCTGAAGATCCTTTTGACTCTTCTATCTGATCATGGATTAATTTTTCCATTCTTCTAGAAGCTCTTTGAGCAGGTTTAATTTCTATTTGATCAGGAAGAGGACTACTTCCTTCAACTAAAACATCTGCTGCTTCTTCTTCTAAAAATTTACCAGAGTTAAAAGTAGCTCCTGGTTTTAAAGTTTTTCCGTCTCCTTCATATCCGACATCAAAAGGACTTTCAATCGTATCTTCTTCTTGTGCAATGCTTGTTTCTATTCCTGGAGTTGGATTTTGAGTGTCTAAATGTGCAAACTCTGCTATTCCTTCTGGCATTTTTGTTTCTTTAACTCCAATAGGAAATTTATTTGCTCCAAAAATTACTTCAACTAACTGTCCAAAAGCTGCTAAAACTTTTGTTTTTGTAATCTTTACAAATACTTTAGACTTTTCTGATTCTCTAAATCTTATTTTTTTATCGTATAAACCTCTGTAATTTCTATAAGCTGTTAGCCACCTGCTTTCATGAGAAATTCTTGCAGTTTCTGCATCTGAAAAACGATCTTGTATAATTCCTACTAAGTTTAATTTTTGATCTTCTTCAAGTAAAAGAGCTTTACCTTGTTCGCCTTCAATATCTCCAAAAAAGACATTATCTGCGTTGTCTATAAATGTATTATCGTTTTCTGCCATATTTTAATATCCGAAATCTGGATCTATTGGATTGTATATAGATTCTTTTTTTAGTTCTCTTATGCGCTGTAAAGGATCGTTGATTCTTGGTCTGCTCATAATTAAATAACGTAGCGCATCGTATGCATGATCTGATGCATTCGTATCTACGTCTTCAGGTTTAGTCTTACTCAAAGGAATACTTTGTAGTTCTCGAATCAAGTTAGGACAAGTGTTAAAAATTTGTAATTTAGGTCGGCTCCCACTATTCTGAACTTTCAAATATTCATGAATTTGAATTTTACCTTGTATTCTATTTTTATCTGCTCTTCTTAGCTTGTGACCAAGTTGTTGAAGTGTTTCTCCAACAGTAGGACCAGTTGTTCCTGTTCTAGCCCAAGCTGCCGTATCTAGTACTCCTTGTACTGAAAACGGATCTTCTACTTCCATTTCAGTTATTATACGACCTAAATCGAGTCCTGTCAAGTTTTTTTTGTATAATTCTCTGTAAATTATTAAAGTTCCATCACTTCTATCTATTGCTCCCCATAGACAACAGCTTTCTGAAGAGTAACCATAATCAATACCTTTTACCCTTTCCCAAGTAACAGGAAGAAAGAAAGGCTCAATAACATGGACTGTTGGATCAAACTCAACAAAGGCAGCACCTTCAGCAACATCCCAATTACCTTCCAACAGTTGTCTTCGTTGTATGGGAGGAAGAGCTTTAAGCATTTGCTCGTATCTTCCGTCTTTAGCTAGATAAGGATTATCATCTAACTTTGCAGGAATAAACTTTCTTGTCAAACCATCTGAACCTACAAAGCTTTCGTTTGTTTCTGATGGTTCAATGTAGCGCTTTTTAACCCAATTTGCGCCTACACCACCAGGATTGGCAGTACATCTTAAATAAGGTTCTATTTCAGGATCTGTTGTTCTTAACCTTGAAGCCAGATAGTTCCAACCAAACTCAGTCGGAAGGTGAGTAATCTCATCAAAACCTATCCAACTATATGCTTGGCCTTGATAACGATAAACATCTGCATCTCGTTCTAAGAATCCAAACTCTATTTTTGCACCGCTTGGAAAGTTCCATAACTTCTCGACTTCACGAAACTTACATCCTGGAAAAGCTTGCGGATATAATTCACGAGACTTGTCTATTAGCTCACGTAGTTCAGGCATAGACCTTCTTAATATTAAAGCACGATGAGCAGCTTTATGTGCATATCTTAAAGGATCAACTAACATAGCATAAGACTTACCGCCTCCTGCTGCTCCACCATATAGCACATCTTTTTCACCTGCTGCAAGGAAATCTGTTTGTGGTCCTTCATTCGGATGAAAGACTACATTTTCCTCTTTGTTTTCTTTTATTTCTTGTTGTACGCTTGGAGTAAGCTGTTCTATTTCTGTGTCTAATACAACTTGATTATTTGTTTTATTATCAAGTTTATTTAAAACTTTTGTTTGTTTTTTTAAACTTTGTTTTTGATTCGATATTTGAGTTTGTAATTTTTTTATTCTTTTTTTCTTGTTGTTTACTGCTCTTCTAGCATTTATTTTTGCTTTTGTTTTAGAGTGATAATGATAATTACTTTTAGATCCTTTTGGTCTACCTGCTTTCTTTTTAGGTGTTCCGTCTTTTTTTAATTTAAATGTAACACCGTCTTTTTCAGTTTGATAGTTTTCAGGATATAATTCCCAATCTTTCTTGTCTTGTTCCATATTTTTTATCTATGATTTTTTTAAGGCCTGCAGGACTGATTGATCTTCCTGTATTGTTTTCTAACAAATAACAGCCATCTCGTAAAGACAGCCCTTCATTTACAACCATTTCTTCAACGGCCTTTAATGCTTCAAGCTGTTCTTGAATAGGAGTTAAATGTTCTTTGTCTTCGGATAAACTGTATCCGAAAGGAACAGTGGAGCTTGTTCTACGTTTTAAGTTGATATTATTTTTATTCAATAAACTATGCCCTGTCTGTTCCCATTCGTTTTTGCGCCAAATTTTTGTCATTTCTTTTTCTTAGTTGTTCTTTTCTTTTTTTTGCTATGTAGTCCGTGTTTAGCGTGTTGCTTTCCTTTTTTAGTGGCTGCTCTTTTTTTTCTGTTTGCTGCTGCTAATTTTTTACGACCTGCTGCAGTTGATTTAAGTTTTTTAATTTTTGCTGCAGGAGCATACACTTCTCCAGTTTCAGAAGATTTTTTACCGCTAGGAGTTCTCCATTTTTGTTTAGTCCATTTCTTTAAAGACTTTTGAGATGCTTTCAGTGCCATTTATCTATAACCTCCACCTTTAGCTTTGTATAGTTTAGCAAGCATTTGAGCTTTACGAGCAGACCATTGACCTGCTTTCCCACCTTTTGATCCTGCTTTAATTTGTTGAAACAGTCTTTTTCTTAGCGTAGGCTTAGTATAGTTGCCTGCTTTATTAACTGTTGATTTCTTTTTTGTTGTTTTCTTTTTAGGCATTTTTCTTTTTTCTTATAGCTGTTTTGTAAGCTTCGTTCTTTTTAGTTTTAGGATCATCTTTAACGAAATGTCCTTTTTTATTTCTAGCACGTACTTTAACTTTTTCGTAACCAAGAAACTTAGTCTTAAACCAATCGGTTAATCCTATGTTCCAAAAGTTCATTGTTCTGTCGAAATTATCTTTTACTTTTTTAGTTGCCATTACGCTACAAACTCCTGCCCTTCTTGCCAAGAACAACCTGTTAGTCCTCCAGCTTGTAAGGCTTTTAATGTTCTAATTATTTCATCTACATTACGACCAGTATCTAAAGCATTCACTGATACATGCTGTATAACTTGATCAGGATCTACAATAAAAGTTGCTCGTAAGCAAACACCTTCTTGATAGGCAATAATGCCTAAATCATCAGACAAAGACAAACCACAATCGGCTGCCAATGGATGTCTAATACCGTTAATAAGAGAATTATTTTCTTTCCAATTAAGTTTGCAAAACTCATTGTCACCGCTTATTCCCATTACAAATACACCCTCATCGACTAGCCGATCCATTTCAGCAATCTCTGTTGGGCATATGAATGTAAAATCTTTTGGATAAAAATAAAACACAGACCAGTTTTCTTCAAAACCGTTGTATTTAATTATTTCATTATTTTCGTTGACTCCGTCTAAATGAAAGTCAGGAAATATATCACCTACTGTTAGCATGTTGTTTCTCTCTTATTATTACCATTTAACTTTGTTTGCCCAATACGCTGCAGACATCTTTCCTTTTGCAATGTTCTTAGCGTGTCGAGCTTTGAAACTTTTACGTCTTGCTTTTTCACTTTTTGACTTAGGACTCTTACCAGCACCGCTTACACCTTGCTGTCCAAAGCGTATAAGTTTTAAATTGTGTCCTTCTTGTGCTAAAACAATATGTGATTTAGTAGGATGTTTAGGAGTTCTTTTTGGTTTGTTGACTCCTTTTAATCCGTGTTTTTTAATTAAACTTGCTCTTCTTGTTTCGTGTGCCATATTAATTTAACTCCTCTTTTTTCCAACAATTTAAATTTGCAGCGACAGTTCGCCTTTCTCCTTCACCAAAGAACGGATAGACCATGTGTTGCATCCAAGATGGAAACATTAACTGTCTGCCGACTTTAGGCTGTAATGTAATCGATTGTGGTGGTCGCAACCTTTCAGAATTCATAATCTCGTTACGACCATAAGTAAAAGCCAAGAATCCATCACAAGCACCTGAGGCATTGTATAGACTGTAGTTTCTTTCGTTGCCTTTTTCTATTTCTCCAAACTTTCCTATTTGTTCTGGAACCATTGTCCAACAAGTTGTACTAATTCCCATAAGTGTTTTAGTGCCGTGATCGTGTATTGGATTGTAGTCTCCTTCAAAGCTGTGTACGGACCACAGTTCATCAATGTCTATTGTACGTGAATCAAACTGTGCGCCTGTAATATCCATAAATGCATTAACATAATCTGCACCCATTAATGTTATAAAGCGATAATAGTCCATTAATAATGGATGCTTGTGATCCATGAGTAGTTGTTCGCCTTGATGTATTTGTCCAACTAATGTGCCTGCTAATGATTTCTTTTCTGCTGTTTCTTTGTATTCGTCTAAATATTCGTTTAAATTAGATACTATCTCGTCTGGTAATTGACATTCTAACATAATCACTGCAGGAAGAGTATGCACCTGCATGTTTAACTTCTTTTGGTCTATTTCCATACGAGCTTGATTCCTCTGCGTTCTAGTTCTTTTAATACTTTGTGTTTTTTCTTTTTAGGCGAAGACTCTTTGTTTAAGTAGTCTATTAATTCTTGTTTCGGTACTGCCTTCATATAGTGCCGTATTGTAGCAGTCTTGCCTGTACGTCTGTCGTAACTTTTTTCTGTTGGTCTGAATTTAGTAGGCATCTTAGTTTAAGTATCTGCTTTTAAGACAAGCTCTATCGTGTCTGTCTTGATTAAATCTTCTAATTGTAGGATCAACCTCGTTGTACCATATGAAAGGAAAAACCGCATGTACTGCTATACGTAAAGCCAAACAACCTAAACGAATAGCATACCATATAGCAACTCCCATGTGTTCAAAGTATCCTTCGTTGGCTTCTTTTAAATGCTTAAAATTAATATCTGGTTTCTTCATTTTCATATTTATTTTTTAGCCATTTTAAATGTAAGTGATAATAATCTTCAAAGTTTTCATAAGGAGGTAATCCGCTTCTGTGTCTTTCTAAACAATTCTCATCGTATAGGTTTCTACACCATTTCCTAAACATTTCATAATCATCACTCTTTATTGTCATCTTGTTCTGTATATTCTCCTTCAATTACGGTTACTTCTTTCTTGGCTGGTAATATAAATACACCACCGTTTGTTTTATGATCTACTTCTACTCGTTCTTTTTTAACAACACCTACTCTATCTAAGATTGCTTGTGCAGCTTGTAGTTTGTTTCCTATTTGAGGAATAGGCGCATCCGTGTTCATGATATCTACTAGTTTAAAGGCAGCTTCAGGTGCGCTGTTCGCCAAAACATCCGTTGCGAGATCTATGATCTCATTTTTCAAAGATTTGACAACTTGATAATGGTTTCCACTGTATCCTGCTAGTTCTGCGGCTTTCTTTGGGTTTCCATTTGTTTCAACTAAATAATCCAAGAACTTCTGTTGTTTATCGGTAAGCGTTTTGTTACTGTCTTTGGGTTGTAAGTATGTGTTTGTCATTATGTTTTCATATTATAGGACTGGTAAACAGATTTGTCAAGTTATTTTTTAACTTTTTTAACTTGACAAATTGTAAAATGAGATATATACTATAGTAACACCCCCCAAAGGTTTAGCATTCATTAGGCCTTTTATAAATATTAAGCGCATTTTATACTGGTTAACATTCTAAAACTTTTGTAAAATGTTCGACCACTACATATATATACCCTCCA